CCTGCCCGAGATAAAAAATCCGGTGGTGTTTACCTGTTACCCGGAAATCGTTCCTGGGCGGTCAATTGCGGAAGCCCAGGCATTGTTTGGCAGCGTTGACCAATGGAACATCTACGGCAAGATGGATGCATGGAAGTGGCAAGGAAGCCTTGAGAGCGCATTTCGGAAACTGTACCTATGATCGTCATCAGCCCCTACGCGCAGCGGCTCAAAAGCGGCAACAACAATCCGAAAAATTACCCTTACTGGCAAGAATTGATTGCCATGATTGATGAGCCAATCATTCAGGTTGGCATCGAAGGTGAGCAGCAGTTAGTGCCAGATTTCCGCAAAAACCTGTCAATTGCTGCACTGCGTCAATTGTTGCAAGACTGCAAAACTTGGGTATCCTGCGACAGCTTCTTTCAGCACTTGGCCTGGGACGAAGGGAAAAAGGGCATTGTTCTTTGGTCGGTGTCTGACCCGCTAATTTTTGGGCATCCCGAAAATGTCAACTTGTTGAAAAGCCGGGATCATTTGGCTGTTAATCAGTTCCTTTGGTGGGAATATTTGCCGCACCGCAGCGAGATTTTTGTAGAGCCTGAAATCGTAGCAAAAGCAATCTCAGAATTTTGATCCGTCAGTAAAATGCCGAAAGAAAGGATTTTGGCATGGCTACGATCAACGAAACCGAAGCGCGGCTCAATTCGCATGAAGCAGTGTGTGCGATTCGCTATGACGCGATCAATGCTCGACTGAAACGCATTGAAGGCATCATTATCAAGACAGCAGCGGTAATGATTGTGTCAATGGCTGGCGTGATTTATACGGCATTTGCGCGGTAACAATCATGATTGATCCGGTTACAGCCCTTGCCGCAATATCGTCGGCGGTTGAACTGGTCAAAAAGGTGGCTGCAACTGTTGATGACGTTACATCACTTGGGCCGGTGCTTGGCAAATATTTTGATGCCAAAGCCGATGCCATTGAAGTTGTCCAGCAATCACAACAAGGCGAATTCAAAGGTTCTGCGCTAGGTAAGGCGCTTGAACTGGAAATGGCTATTGAGCAGGCAAAAGAATTTGAAAATCAAATCAAGATGCTGTTTTTCCAAGCAAACAAAATGGATGTCTGGGCCAGAATTGCTGCTCGGGCACAAAGGATGGAAGCAGACGCGGCACACGCGGCACGGCGTAAAAAAGAAGCCGCAAAAAAACGGCAACAAGAATTGGACGAATTGTTTATTCTTTTAATCGGTGTGCTGATTGTGTTCGTCGTGATTGGCGCAACGGTCTGGTTTATTATGGAAGCAACCGCACAAGGAACAAAATAATGCTGTCACTCATTTCTACCCTTGGGGGCTTGCTTATCAGTGGCCTGCCAAAGCTGCTTGAATTCTTCCAAAACAAAAGCGACCAAAAACACGAATTGGCTTTGGCTCGATTGCAAAACGAGCGTGAACTAGCAATGGCAGCGCAAGGGTATGCAGCGCAGCAGCGCATCGAGGAAATCCGCACCGATCAGGTGATGATGCAGACTGAAGCGCAGATGACGGAAGCGGCGCTAAAGCACGACGAAAAGATTTTGGACAAGGCCAGCACCTGGGTGGCAAATTACATCGGAACGGTTCGCCCGACAGTGACATATCTGTTTGTCATTGAGTTGATTCTTATCAACGGATTCCTGGCGTTTTATCTTTGGCAACATCCCGAGATGATTAAAAGCATCGACGATATTGTCAAATATTCGGATTTGATTTTTTCCAGCGACGAAATGGCAATGCTGGGCGGCATTATTGGCTTCTGGTTTGGTTCTCGCAACTGGTCTAAGAAATGAAGCTAAGTAAGCCCGCAGCCGACATGATGCACAAATACGAGGGTTATAAAAACCGCCCGTATTTGTGCCCTGCCCATATTTGGACAATCGGCTATGGGCACGTTTTGTATCAGGAGCAGATCAAACTGCCGATGACCAGATCAGATGAAAAACCAGCGGCAATGATTCGTAAAGAAATGCCGCTAAGACCGGAGCATAACCGTGCGTGGACACGACAGGAAACTGATGATTTATTCGCGGCTGATATCGCATCTTTTGAACGCGGTGTTTTACGTCTTGTTCCCAGCTGTGCTGGGCATCAAGGCCGCTTTGACGCTCTGGTATCTTTTGCCTTTAATGTAGGGCTTGGCAACCTACAGCGCAGCACAATCCGCATTAAAGCAAATCGCGGCGAATGGGAAGCCGCAGCAGATGCCTTTTTGCTCTGGAACAAAGCAGGGGGCAGGGTTCTGCCGGGGCTTGATAAGCGGCGCAAAGATGAACGCGCCATGTTTTTACAATAATTTTTTGGTGACGCGGTATTCAAACAAATCCTTGTGCTGCGGATAACATAGCGCAAACAGTCGGGCTAAATAAGGGCTGATGTTGTTGTTTATTTTCCATTCGCCACCCCGTTCAGCCAAAGCCGAATGATGGCGCAACACATGAATTATTGTCCTGGCTGAGTAGTGTTTAAAACCAGCGTTGATGACCTTGCTGGCTTCAGAAACAAACGCAACCCAAATGTGTTGGTTGTCGGGAAACCACAGTAAGAATTCCGCAGGAAATTGATCCTGATTGGCTTTCAAAATGTGATTTGCCGACATTATGCAAGCCTCAATATTTCGATTTGCGTTTTGTCTTTAGATCGGCAGGTGGTGTAACTGCCTTTCCCAGCGATTTTGCAGGCGTGGCTGGTGATTGCGCTTTGCAGTTTGTCAATCTCAAATTTATCCACCGGAATAATTATCACCTCGCCTACTTCAACGTGCGTAAATTTTTGCTTTACATAAGCACCCATTTCAGCAAAGTTATAAGCGGGTTTTTCGTCAGCCAGTTTCAAATCACCAAATCGTGTTCCATCCGGGCTGATGATTGCATACCGAGCGCCAATTGCATCCAGCATTGTCAAAGCGCGTTTAAGTGTTGCCAATTTAATTTCTTGCATGTCGTGTCCTATCTTGTGATAGGTGGGCCTACTTGCTGCGTTTGGTTTGCATAACCGGGAACCCCCAGTCACCAACAGCAGCTTTCGGCCCAAAAATCAATAACAGTTGGTTGTGCAATTGCCATTCATTTCATGGCGTGTTTTATTAAATAACCAATAGCAGAACGCAATAAATCTGGAGAATCTTTTAATAAGCCTATGGCTTTATTGCAAGATGAACAAAGAAGCCCTCTAATTTCCCCGCTTTTGTGGCAATGGTCAATAGAAAGCCTTGTTGATCTTTTATCTCCAGAAGTTGTTGATTTGCAAATGGCGCAACAATAATTTTGCGTTTTTAGCATTTCATCATATTGCTGCTCTGTAATGCCAAATTTGTACTTTAGGTAATAGTGCCGTTTGGAATGCCATTGCCGTGTTTTTTCTTCAGCAGGAATCCCGGCTCTTTTGCGGCGCATGTATTCTCGATTTCTCGATCTACAGGAATCGCATGGTGCTGGGTGTTTTCCACAAGATAAACACAGGCCAAGCTCTTTTCTCTTGACTCTAAGGTCCGCAAAGTACGTTTTTGACATTAGAAGCAATTAGTAGTGCAATTTCCTCCATAATAACAGCATGTCGTGCATGTCACAACCCGACTGTTAGACCAAATGGTATGCGTTGAACATTGCGCCCATGCTCCTGTAGTGACAAGCGCAATGCCAAGACCGGCCAAGAATCGTTTAATCATCATGGTTCCTTTCAAAATGGGATTGTTTCGTCGAAGTCATCATCAGCAGGAAGTCCCTCATAACTGGACTTTTGTTTTTGTTGATGTTTGGGCACATACGGAAACGCTTTGAAATAGCCGGTAAATTTGTCGCCAACCGGTAAGCTATCAATCTTGACCGACATGGATTTTTTGTCCTCATCAACCCAGATTGACCCGTGCGTAGTCCAAAATGTTTTCTTTTCCCCGTTAGACAATGTGTATTCGCGGCTGGGGTATTTGATTTCGTATTGTTGTCTCATTCGAACAGTTCCTTTAATTTGTTGACCTTGCCATCCAATTCGGCAAGAAATTTCACAATCTCAGCTTCCATTTTTTTAATGAAGTCTGCATCACGGGGCACACGCTTGACAAACAATTGTGCTTTTGCGGGCATACGCGGATCGAACACAACGTAGTCACACCATTGCCGACCAGTGCAAGCCATCTGCATTTGCATTTGGGTGTTGTACTTTCCGGGCACGTTTTGGGTTAGCAGGGCTTCAATCATCCCGGCTGAGTTGGGGCACTTAATCTCGACCAAGCCATCATCACCCACCAAGCCATCAGGTGAAGCGCCTGCGCCTTCAATCGTTGGATGTGACACAAAGCCGCATTCGTCAACCATCAGGCCGGTGGTGACTTCATAAGCAGCCCTGGCGAACGGCTCTTGTTCCGTGCCCCACTGCATTGATGCGTTTGTGTAGCTTTCCTGCCTCTGATTGGTCAAACGCTCAATGACAAGTTGTGCCATCAAATTGTCGCGGCTGGCGGCATAACCCGTTTTGGTTGTTGCCATCAGGTCAGCAACACGGCTGGCTGTGACCTTTCCAAGACGGGCGGCAAACCATTCGTCTGTGCGCTGTTCATCCATTTGTAGCCCTTTCCTTTTCTTCTTTTTCGCGCAGTGCTCGTGCTTGCCTTGCCTTCTTTGCTTCGACAACTTTGGCAATCCAAAGGGGTTCGCCTTGGCAAGCCTCATAAGCCAGTTTGTAGGCTATTGCCATTTCGTCGCTGTTCGCGCTATCTGCAATGTCTGCAATGTGAGCCGCTATCGTTGATGCGCTTACAGACGATTTGGAGGCCAATTCATGCGTCTGATTTTCGGAATCGTTGTCACCTTCAGTTGGGATGGCAAACGTCTGGAAAGCCATGTATTTATACGCGGCTGACATGGCTTTATTTGTTGCCTTATCTCCTGAATCCATTGCTTCGCCAAACGTCCTGGCGGTGTGCTTAGAGCCATCTTCCGCAGACACTAAATCAAATTCAGCTTCCACCGTCACATAGAGCAACGTGCCACCGTTTTTGCTGTTGCGGTCTTGACAGACGCGGGACAACATACGCGGGATGATGCAAAGCCCGTGAGTAGCCATGATGCTCGATAGTGTGTTGTACACATCGTCGATGCCCCGGAAGTTGTAGCCATTGCCTTGCGTGTTGCGGCTGTTTTTGCTGATGCCGATTTTTGCAAGATCGTGTTGCACCGCATTAATTGCTTTGTAGACTTTCATTGTTTGTCCTTTGCTTGCAGTTCAGCCAACTGGTCAACCTTGTATTGCAGCAAGGCCGACAACTCACGAATCTTGGCGGTCAATGCGCCGACCTGCCAAGCAAGTCGATCAGCCGCATCACAGTCGCGGTAAAGAATGCCAGCAGATTTTTCAATGCTGTCGATGATGTGTTCAGGATTAATTTGCATTTGATTTCCTATCAACGTATTTGGCAAGCAGCCATCTGTCACCCAATATCCGCACTTGGCGAATCCATTTCCGTTGATTGGCTCGATTGATTTCCCGAGTCACCAGCGGGCTATTCCATAGTTCGCGCACATGGCGCAGCATCTTAATTTTCATTCTTTAGTCCATTTCATTGAGCGCAATTTGTATTCAGCATCTACGGGAAGCAAAGGTTCGGCGCAATCAGGAATTACGGGGTCATCAAAATTGCGGCTTACGTTTGGCCCTCGCGGTAAATTTTTTCCTGCTGGAGCGCACAGAATGACTGACCCATCTTCAAGTGGTGTTGCAACAAGATAGTGAAACCCGTCACGATCTAAAACGCACCCATAAACACCCAAACATTTTTCTAGCGACCATTGCCAAATTTCCAGTAGTTCGCCACATTCGGCAAACTCAGCAATTGCTTGCTTACCCCTGATGGTGTTTTTCTTGGGCTTGACAACCCACAAAGCCAACTCATAACGCGGCACTGTGAACCCGTGCATTTGCACTTGTGACAAATACGCAAGCCCGTCAATGTGTGGCCCTCGGCGCACAAGCGCAGTGCAGCCGTATTTGTCCATCAAGGCTTTTTTGGCTTTCATTGCATCATCACGAGCAATTTTGTGTTTTGCCAATGCATCTCGGCAATAGTCTGCCGGGAGCAGGTAATAGTTACGCATCATGTTGACCACCAGTAAACAAGCGCGGCGGCAAGGGCAGCGCCAATAACGATTGCAAGGGCCAAATCAGCCCATGTAGGCGTTTGGGGCTTGGTGGTGTAGTGTTGTCTCATGTCGTGTCCTTAAAACGGTGCTGGAGGGAGTTTTGCGCGGTCTTGTTCGTCGCGCTGACGTTGCTGGCGGGCGTGTTCTTGGATTTGCTTGCGCGTCCAGGGAACAGGCCCGCCCGGAGGCGGGAAAGGCCAAGTCATGCGATTGCGCCTTGTTCGATTTCAAGGACTGTTGCATAGGGGAATTTTTTGCCAAGCAATGCAATCGCGGATTGCTTGCAGTCGGCTTGAATGGCGATGTTGTACCAAGCCTGCGATTCGCTGAGAACGGCGTAGAACCAGAATTTCATGATGTTTCCTCGGTAAAGACCCCGTGCGATGTGCTAGGGCATGGGATGAATGTTAAGACAGGTTAACGAACATTGCAACAACTATTTTTGATGTCCCCACAAAGCAGTCGGATTTAACGGCTCGGTTGTAAACCCAGCTAAACTTAACAGATGCAAAGAATGACCAAACAAGACGGCATTGCCATAGCGGGATCGGCTGCAAAGCTGGCCCGTCTGCTGGGCGTGAGCCGTGCGGCTGTGACCCAGTGGGGTGAATGGATGCCACCGTACAGGGCGTTTCAGTTGCGAGAAAAAATGCCCGACAAGTACGATCAACATTGCAAGGAGCAAAAAACCGATGTATGATTGCGGCGTCTGGAGTG